GTATATGGGTGTGGCCCGAAGGTGGATCACGAAAGCACTGGCGCACTATCCGGGATGGGAAAATCCATGCTATTGATTTAGCTCCAGAGGATGTTGTTGCTACGGACTGGATTGTTAGTTAATAGCTTTTGCCCCGGTCAGGCCGGGGCATGATACCAATAAATTGCATAACATAGTGTAGATTAGTAAAATAGCACACTCACACAGCTTTATAATTATTTGTTTTTTTACGTTAAAGGATGAATAACTTTGGCTACTAAAATTAACTTAGAAAATCCTCGGACAGGCGAGTCCATCTCAGGCTTTTATGGATTCTCCTGGACTACGTTCTTTTTTGGTGCCTTCCCGGCTTTGTTCAGGAAAGACTTTATAACTTTCATCGGGGTGTTCGTTGTGATGCTAATCCTGGCATTCCTCACTGCAGGAATTGGTCCTTGGGTAGCTTCACTTGTCTGGGCATTTATATACAATAAATATTTCACCGTAAATAAGATAAAACAAGGATTTGTATTTGCTGGCTCTCACACAGAAAATGAGTTGGCCGCCAGCAAACTTGGATTGGTCTTAAACCAAAACAACTGCAAAACTATTACCGAGTAAAATTCAAAAAGCAGGCTTAGTCGTTAAGCCTGCTTTATCAATTACGAATCTTGCTGGCAATTCAGAAACATAAATGCCCGCTTGTCCGTCAAATCAGTGACATAATATTCTCTCGTTCCTGTAGGTTTTATTCTACGGGCATATACAAACTTATGTACCGGTTGTTTATCTCCATAACTCACTTCTGTCCTAAACTCATCAACCACGCTACCATCTTTTTCAGTTTCCTTTCTCACTAGCTGATTTTCTAATACAGGCTTTGATTCGTCCATGCCACTAAAAGCATCCTGACCTGTGCTGTTGCCTCGGTTTCCGCGTGGTAAATCCCATGAAAAATAAGTGCCATAGTCAGTAATCACACGATCCCATGTTCCGGAATCCCCCATATAGTTAGAACGCTCCCCCTTGTAAGTTACAGCCACCTTGCAGGCATACGTTTCTTCATTCCCCCCAGTCCTACTCGCTGTGGTTGCAGGGATATTTTGAATAGATGCGCTTACATCATCCTGCGTTAATTCCTCAACTGGAGCAAATTCATATATGGGTGTGCCGAGGCTATTTAAATATAACTTATATCTAACTCTAAGCGCACTTCCATCTGAGAACTCATACGTGCCTAAACATTGGAGCTTACTTTTTTCGCTTATTTCATTAATCTGATTATAAGCATCAATTACAGTGATTGCTTCCTGATCGTCCTTGAGTAGTTCATTATAATCATCGATTAACATCTGCCTGGTTTTAGGGGCATTGCAGTCAATTTTGCTAAAATCATAAGCAAAGGTGAATGTGGGAACGAAAAGAGCGACAATAGTAGCAAGCATTGTTGCGGAAAATCTTTTTCCATTTTTCATAAAGAACATTTCATTAACTCCAAAATTTACTATCTTGTTATTCTATTTGACGTTAATTGGAACACTTCATTTTGGCAGCCATTTCCGCCACACCACGATCAATGTAAGGCTGCTCGCTTAATGCCTTTTGTATCTCGCTGCTAATACATTCGGCTGTTGGCTGCTTAGGCGCTTGCTTTTGCTTCATTGAGCGTTCAAGCTCCATCGTGTTATTGAATCCGGTTACATCGCTTTTCCGAAGCATTCCTTTTCGAATAAGGAACTGCTGCCCTTCCGGAACTAACGCCAGCATATACAGTGGCTGCAATAGCTCTCCCATTCCTTCACTACGGTAAACCTCAAACTGCAACCAGTTTTTACTTAAGGACGCCATAGTGTCTTGAGTAGAATACCCTGTCTTGCGTATAGCCTTATCTGTTTGGTCTGCGGTATACGCAAACACACAGAAATCATTCTTTCCTGTAAAGTACGGCTCAACCGGGTGCAGAGGGATATTTTCTTTTTGGCAAAACTTGAAAATATCATCAGCTGTATTGCCTTTTTCAGCGTTCCGCAACACTTTCACACCAGCCCAATACTTTGCAGGTAACGCAGTTGCATTGGCAGTATTAACAGATACGCATCCCAACATAGCCGCGAGCGCGGTCCCTAAAACCCTTAACTTCACTACACCGTCCTTCATGTAAACAAAATGAAGTTTTATGTTATAAAAATAATCAGCCAAATCAACATGATTTAGGCCAAATTTCGGACAAAAAATAAAATCCACAAAAAGTAGTTGACACTATTTTGGAAATCACAAACTGCACATAATCCATCGCGCTAACGGCTCCCGTTGAAGGTTCTTTTGACGATTAACTTTCAGCCGAAGCGCGGTAGGGAGTCATAACGCCAAAGCAGGCCGCCATGTGCGGCCTTTTTTTGTATCCGTCATCCGTGGAGAAAGGACAATGGAAAAGATCGCAATATTCAGCCTGACCACCAGCAAGCCTCAAATGCTCACTGCAATACTGAAAGACGGTGCTCTCATTATTAACGAAGTAAAACCCCTTCCCGCGTCAGCATTGGAGCAAAAGCAAAAAATTCCTCCAGCTATAGCAGCCCTGCGGAAAAGCAAATTTAAGGTACTGGTAGACGAAATTACGCCAACGATCTCCGCTGGCACCGGAGCAAGCCAGGTGACTCTCAAGACCCGTCATGCCGATGGCAGAGCAGCAATCATCGTCGGGATGGAAAGATACAGAGAGTTAAAACTCCAGAAGCTATTATCCCTGCCGCAAAATAACAAAGGTGCTTTCGAAATCCCCGACTCTATCGTTGATACCGAATACAACGGTAACGGAGAAGAAGTCTACAGGGTGAACTGGCAGGATATCAGGCCGGAGCATATTCTGATGATCCTGTGTTGCTACGCGACCGTATACCACAACGTTGCCAGTGCGGATTACGTAGAGCAGATGACCGGTACAGTCGAGAAAGAGCAAAAAACAGGCATACTCACTTCGTTCCTTTCCATTATTGGGCATGAAAAAGTTAAAGCAGGCAGTTCCCAGCCAAAGTCACTGGCTGGGAAAGAAGTTGATGAAGATACCGTGATACTTTGATCACATTAGTAGCTTTGTTAACTCCCTCAATACCAGGTAGAAGAGTAACAAAAACACTGACGTGGATACCTGCTGAGTTAAAGAAGCACTAATGAATTTATTCAATAAATCAATCAGCTTATTAAAAATATTCATCTTTTCGAATCCATTCGATCGGTAAATAACACCCAGCTCACTATCGAGCTGGTCCATGCCTTAAGATTAATGAAAGTCACTTGTTGACAGTCAATAAATTCCAGGGCGGCGAAGAAACTCTGTCTATACGGATAGTGCTTGCATTTCGCTCCCTCTGCGTGTAGTGTATATACACAGGTTACGCGCACGGATGGAATTATTTTGATTAAGTCATTTCGCCATAAAGGGCTTGAACGCTTTTTCAAGACAGGTTCAACCGCAGGCATTCAGGCCAAACATGCGGTTAAGCTACGCATTCAATTGACTGCTCTTAATACAGCTAAACGCCCGGACGATATGTCTGCGCCTGGATGGGAATTGCACCCTCTAAAGGGGGCGGACCTTAAAGGTCACTGGGCAATATCGGTAAACGGTAACTGGCGACTTACCTTCCGATTTGAAGGAGAAGACGCAATTCTAGTTGACTATCAGGATTATCATTGAGGAACACTATGAGTCGTATGCATAATCCCGCGCATCCTGGCGCGGTTCTTCGTGAATATTTGGGAGACATGTCAGTCACAGACGCCGCTGCTGCATTAGGCATTACTCGCACGGCACTTTCCCGAATTCTGAACGAAAAAGCAGGCATTTCTGCTGATATGGCACTTCGTCTGGAGTCCGCTCTTGGAACCAGTGCCGAAATGTGGACCGGTATGCAATCTCAGTATGAGCTTTGGGTTGCTTCGCAAACCGCTCGCCCAAACATCCGTCCATTATTTTTCCACGCATAACTTCACAGCGTCACCAGGCCCGGTGACGCTGCTTTCTCGCATTTCACACCCTACATACAGTTTCCCCCAGGTTATGACTGAGGGGCTTTGTTATGGGCTATAGCAGACTCGACGATAGGTACATTGAAGACGATATTTTTCGTGCGCTGTTTCACCAGGAAATGATTAAGCGGGTATCGGAGTATCACTCTGATAATTTCCAGTACACGATAAAGATTGATGAAGTATATCGTTCAGACCTTGCAGCCTACAGGGCGTATGGCAATGCAGATTTGCGCTGGGTATTCCGGGTGCTGGTGGGCCATGAGTCAGAAATGGAAGAAATGCCCGCCGGGACCACGTTAACTCTTCCTGATGTGGCATGGCTGAGGAACAAGATCCGTGATTACGCGAGCGCGGAACCGGAGATAGAAAATGCCTGATTTCCTGAAAAACCAGGACGGGCGCTATATCACTGACGGTCTGTCCTCTAAGGACTTCACGCGTTTATTCGACCTTATCAGGAAAGAACAAACCCGTAAGCGCCGACAAGCTCACCGGACGCTGACGCCAGGCAGACTTAGGAACAAATCCGTCGAAGATATTCTCAAGTTAGGGAAGAAAAAAGGCGGCACGTTCTTTACGCGAGACGATCTGAAAGGCTTCGAAAAGCTACGGAGTAAAACGCGCGAAAAATATGACAGCAAGACGGCTGGCATCACATACGCCCAGCTGGTGGCATCCAGCCAGGCTATCGATATTAAGCGTGCAAATAACGCCGTGGATGACGGATCTGGTATCAAAAGAGCTACACCCGTATCTCTTCGCCACAATGTGATTAATATCCGCGTAGAAGCATCGGATATATCCGTCCACCAGCACCATATCGTCCGGATACGCTTTGAAGAATGGGATCAGATGGTTGATGACATCGCAGAAGACGATAAATCAGCTCTCAAAATCACTAAATCACTGTGCGCCGGGCGAGTGTCTTTCGATTGTGACTGTGGTCGTCATCAATACTGGTATCGTTACATCGCCACTGCGGGTAACTTTGCCCTGGCACCGCCAAAAGAATACGCCTATCCAAAAGTTCGCAACCCGAAGCTGCAAGGCGTCGCCTGTAAACACGTGATCCACTCAATGACGCGGTTACAGTCCGCCAGTTGGCAAATGAGTATTGCTCGTGCGCTACAAAAGGCTGCAACGCAAATTGCATTTGGTGACGATCGCCGCCGTACAACCAAACACTTCTCAAAAGAAGACGAGAAGGAGTTTAATCGCAATCGTAGCAGTAAAACGAACGTTGACGCTGCCAAGCGAGAATGGAGGCTCTATCAGAAGCGCCAGGCCGCTTTAAGCACAAAACTGGCAAAGGACAACGGCAAGATTGACAAGCTACGTGACCAACTGACCAAGGCCAGAAAGTTGTCAGACGCACAGAAAAAACGGGCGGCAGCAAAAGAAGCGGCGTTGCAACGTGAGAAACAGAAAAACAAGGAGCTTCAGCAACGCCTGGCCGATCAGTTCGCACTGAAGAAGCAGGCGTTCATTGATGCGCTTGTCATGGCAGGAACGCCACAAGAACATGCTGAAAAAATGTTTATGGCGTATGTAAAAAAAGCATAAACCACACATATAGCCTGGTGGTCTATGCCAGGCTTTCACTTTTCTGATAAATCAGTTTGCATTTCAGAATACAATCGAGAAATATCAGAGAACAATTCATTAAAATCAGTACTATAGAATGATGTTTTCTTTATTGCTGCAATAAAATCATATAAATCCTGCGGAGTTTCAATTTTACATTTCCTATTCTCATACAGAGTAGGCAAAATGTGAATATTTTTATATGTAAGCGTTATGGCATCATCAAACCTTTCTTTCATTTTATCATATTTTTCTTTTTCATCTTCTATTTTGTTTAAAATGTCTTCCAGTTCTTTTTTTCTTTCATCCAGCTTTTGTTGGCTATAGCTAGCCTCTATTTCACGCTCAGCTCTTTTCTTGGCTCTTTTTGCTAATTTCTCTTTCTCGTTTTCGTCTGTTTTATTGTCCAAAATTTTTATTTTATAGTACACCTTAGTTGTAATGCAAGATACCGCAAGTGTAATTACTGGTGCCACAATCGACGCAATCACACCATAGAAAAACGGCAAGAAAAAGTGGGCAAACCAAGGAGGTAAAATCTCGCCATCAAGAAATTGTATTTTTTCACCGGTAAAAACTATTGACAGAGTATATAGAACATCTTCTTTTGATTTGAACAAAATTAATATATCTCTCCAGTTAACAACCAGAAAAGATATAAAAATATATGCAAAAAGCTTATTAAATACTTTGTCTTTTATAACATATTCCATTGTATTCTTGACGGAATCAACAACGGACTCATTTTCTTTATCTGATTCAGATGTCTTCTTTACTGATGAATCTGTACTCATATATGCTACCAAATTTCTAGTATCTATTTTTTATAAAAACAGCGGTCATCCAGACCGCAAAACTCAAACGCCAACCAGGCTTTCCAGTGGAATACCAAACTGGGCATGTAAACGACGAATCATAGGTAACGTCAAATTTCGTGTCCCATTAAGCACTTCGTAAACACGGTTTGACTTACCAATTGCCGGTTCCAGATCCTTCACGGTCAGCCCTTGCTGTTCCATACGGAATTTAATGGCCTCAATAGGTGATGGTGGCTCAATTGGGTAATGTTTTTTCTCGTACTCCTCAATGAGAAGACTCATAACCTCAAAGAAATCACCTTCCGGAGTATTCATTTCCGGTTCGTTATCGAACATCGGTTCGACCGCACGCAGTGCGGCCTCATAATCTTGTTCTGTACGGATGGGTTTAATGTTCATTAATTACAAAGGAAAGCCCACTTGCTAAGTGGGCTTTTTGTATGTGTTTTACTATATCAGGCTGCTTTTTTATTCAGGTTCCGCTGAGAAATAAATTTTTCAGCAGTATTGATACGACTTAACTCTTCCTGAACGCGCATATCATTTTCGACTTCCCACAGATCTACTGCGGTCTGAAGATTAATCCAAAAATCTACAGAAGTATCGAATGCTTTTGCCAGGCGATATGCCATATCCATCGTTAGCTTACGATTATTATTAACAAGAGCACTTACGGTGTTACGATGAACATGAAGTATTTCTGCTAACTCGTTGATCTTCAGCTCTAACGGCTCCAGGTATTCGTACAGCAGGATATCACCTACGGTCGTCGGTTTTCTGGTTGCCTGTTTCATTTTTTGCCCTTACTAGCGTGCGTATTAAGTGGACTCTGGTCAGAACCCGGTTCGTAACCGGGTATCTGTTTTAGTATTTGTGAGGGTCGAGATACAAGTCCTCGGCCTTTCCGTTAACCCACTTAAAAATTAACCTATATTGCTTATTCACCCTTACTGATGAATAGCCATTTAGCTTCCCTGACAGTTCCTCATACCGATTACCTGGTGGTGATCTTAAATCATTACAGGTAGTTGCGGCATTGATAATGTCCAACTTCCGTGACAATGTCATATGAATATCAGGAGGTATCTTTCTATGTGGTGTTGAAAATTCAAAAAAATCATCAAGCCACGCATCCCTGAAATCCTTTATGTTAATTTTTTTGGTCATTAGCCATTTGATCCTCCGTGAGGATTACTGAATGCCATAACTATAGCGCACCGTTGCACTGTGCGCAAGTGCATTTTATGAATTCCCCCTCCTTCATCCAAAATCACAATCTCCCGAAAATCTTCCTTTCGATACCTGACAGATCGACCTTTGAGGATGCTTATGGGCCGTTTTGACGAATGGTTTGCTGACGATGCAAACCTGGCAAGTAAGGAGTCAGAACATGACAGCACGCAGAGAGAAACGCCAGCGCCGATTGAAGCGAATGCAGGAGGCGCGCCGGAACATGGCAATACCGGTTCGGATTCATTCAGCATTCTGGAAGAGCAACCCGCCGCCAAAGCTGATAGCCATGATAATTTTGCTGATAGCAACGGTGGCCTTACTCCGGATGCTGGCGAATCAGATATAGCCATACTTCCATCTTCCCTGGCTGGCAGAGAACCGACTCCACAGTTAAAAGCACGCTATAACGGGCATAAAGCCTTTAACGACCAAATCCGCGCAGACTGGATGCTGATTATTGAATCCAGCCCAGACGCGTTTCAGGCTCTCTTATATCGACCAGATGTTGGCACATATGGGGTAGTCAGCGACGAAACAGGAGAAGAGTCATTCACTGAACTGGATAACAACCAGCGCGAACTGACTTACCAGGAACCTGAAATCGTTTATGTGCTGGATAACCCGGACGGGCGTGACTCTTTCCATGCGATTGACGCAGACGGTGAGCAGGATGGCTTAACCGATGATGTTCTGATTCTGCGTATTGCAGCAAATAAAGTCCCCGTCGGATCAATTCTTGAATGGAATGAAGAGATGGTAAACGGCGTAGCCCGCCGCTGGTGGTACGTGCACCGTATTTTTAGCTACGGCACACAACATGTTGGTTCGCTTTACTACTGCATACCTGCCAGGAATTTTGATACGACTCAAAACGGAGTGATCGAATGACTTCAAATAAAACCCTCCTGGCGCGAACAGGTGAATGGCAAACCTCACGCACAGGAAAATTCCAGACCACGGGCTTTGAAAACGTGGATAACGCGTTTGCGACGCTAATCAGCAACATTTTTTCTGATATCTTACTGGTGGCCCCCGCGCCGGAAGAAAAACGCTTTGCGTCATTCCTGAATCGTCCACCAGCAGAGCGTGTCTATGTGGCCCGTTTCGACAATGCGATCGAGTTTCTTAAAGCAGTTCGTCGCGCAAATGCCGGGCAAGGGAGAAAACCTGAAAACCAGAACATTAACCGGGATGCTCTCCCCCTGGTCAATATCTCACGCACTATGGATATCAATTATATCAACGATGATCAGCAGATTGACCGCAAAAAAGTAGCCAGTTTTTGCGAACCGGATACCGGAATGCCTTTAGCAGAACTGGAATACACCCAGGCCATTCTGACGTATGACGTTACGTTAATGGCAACTGATAAAGCGACCATGAGTCTGATGTGTAATTCGCTGGGCGCACGGCTTCGCCTGATGACAGGTACACAATTTGAAGCCACCACTCACCTTGTTCGTGTCCCGGTCCCGTTGATTTGCTCGATACAGGATGCCAAAGAAGTCGGCTTTACGGATGTTTCAGCACCAATTGGAGAAGAGCGTATTTATGCCACACAAGCGCCGATAAGTGTGATTGCAGACGTGATCACAGCATGGGAGTTGGACGCAAAACGTATTATTACCGAAACCTCGATATCTATGGGGTGATAAGTGGCCCAGGAGTTACAACAATATTTTCTACAGTCAGTGCTCATTAACGATAACAAAGTGCCACGAGACTGGATTTTTACCGCAGTATATGTAGAAAAAACCAGCCTCAAAGCCCCTTTGCTAAAACTGGAAATTCATGACGCTACCGGCACCGTAATTGATGACTGGAAAGCCAAATACGGTGCATCGCTGGTGGCTGAAATGGGCGATCCAAACGGTAATGCAGGCACTTTTAAAACAGATTTCTTTGTTACGTCTGCAATGCTGGCTGGTGATGTTGTTACCGTTATTGCTGTCAGTGAAGACGTGCGCAGGTTTAAGATCCCCTCCCCGCGCACAAATTTACATACCAACAAAACACCAGACGCTATATTCAAGGCATATTCCGGCAAACTTAAAATTACCAGCAGCGTGCTAAAACGCGCAGTTACATATCATCTGAATGCCGGTGACAAACCGTCAAAAATGCTTTCGGAGATAGCGCGAGACAAAGGTGCATTATGTTGGGTATGCCGGGGGGAATTTAACTTTTACACCCTGGCTGATCTGATGAAGCAAACGCCATCATTTACCTACGAGGGGAATAACCCTAAAGCAGAATACACTTTGTCCAAAATGCGCCTACTCCAACAGGAACATGCGACAACAGCAAAGAATCAATATCGTTTTGTTGGGTATTCCATGACCGATGGCTACGTCGAATATGGCGATAGCTCACTCCCAGTGCGTTATATATCCGACTCTGATATGGAAACTCTTCGCAATATGCAGCTGTCTCTCGTCCCCAAAATGGATATAGAAGTCGCAGGCAATCCTGATATAAAACCGGGAATGGTGATAGAGATTATCGTATACCGCTATGACCAGGAAAACCGCATTGATGAATCAATGCCCCGTAAGCTGATAGTAAAAAATGTTGCGCACTTTGAAGACCGCGTAGGCTACACAACACGAATGATATTGGGAGTGCCGAACAAATGAAGCGTAGAGCGCAAATTGTTGGAACTGTGCACCCGGCAGGGCTTATGCGTGCTCAAGTCCGTGTTTTACCTGACTGGAATGGCGTTCCTGATGACGATCTACCCTGGGCGGAATACCTGTTACCCATCGGAAACGCTTTTGTACCTACAGTAAAAGGCGACCTGGTATGGGTAGAGTTTCCTTATCTGGATGTTAATGGTCGAATTGATACCAGACGCCCAATGATAGTTGGCGCAGCTCAGGATGCGCCTGGCGGAGTACCAAACGTCGCGCCGGAGGCGTCAGGCAATGGTAGCGGCTGGACGCCACCAGAAGTAGACGGAGCGCCTCCCCGCCCGCAATTTTCGGCGACAAAAGATTTCGTGATTCACCGCAACAATGTGCTCGAAGTGCGAACGGCTGGCGGTGGATATGAAATAGCGAATACGGCAGCAGGCTCAAGGATTGGAATGAATGAATCAGGGCAGATATACATCATTGGTCCGGCTGATGTAGTAGTGAATGCGGGAGGGAGTGTTAACGTCAAATCAGCCGATAACATCAGCGTTAATGGCAAAAACATTACTGTGACAGCCGACGAAAATATTGATTTCAAGGCTGGAGGCACCTTCCAGGCTATCGCAAGCAACTTTGATTTCAAGAAGGGATAGAAAACACATCCAATTGTGTTAGATAATTGAATAGAATTTTCTAACACAATTGGTGAAACATGAGATCAGTCGCTTTCAAAAACATCTTCATCTATCGTCTTTCACGTGAAGTTAACTGGAGTGCCGCAGAAGTATCCGATGCTCTTAGCAAATTCGTGTTTACTCCTTGCGGTTCTCAGGACACAGCTAAAGTCGGTTGGACACCTGTTCTTGGTGACAACCTCACCCATGAATACCAGGGTTTTCTGCTAATACAGCATAAGCGAGAAGAAAAAATTCTCCCCTCGCAGGTGCTCAAGGAAGAGTTGCAGAAAAAAGTCCTGAAACTCGAAGAAGAGCAAGCCCGCAAGCTGAAGAAAACGGAAAGAGACAGTCTTAAAGATGAAGTCCTGCATTCACTTTTGCCTCGCGCGTTCACGAGAAAATCACTCGCCAAAATCCTGATCGACCGCAGCAACCATCTGGTATTCGTTGAGGCAAGCAGCGCCAAAAAGGCAGAGGACCAGCTGGCTTTATTGCGAAAGTCGCTCGGCAGCCTGCCTGTCATTCCATTCACACCACGCGAACCGCTGGAAATTACAATGACCGAGTGGTTTAAAAGCGGCTTCCCTGCCGGATTTACAGCAGGTGAAGACGCCACATTAAAGGGTCTGCTCGATAATGGTGGTGCCGTTCGCTGCAACAAAGTTGATCTACAGTCCGACGAGATTATGTCTCACATTGAGGCGGGGAAAGTAGCTACGACCGTTGCAATTAACTGGATGGACCGTGCGTCGTTCAGAGTCAACGATGATATGAGTATCAAAGCCCTGACATTCTGTGATGATCTCTATGACCAGAACGACGATATCGACCGGGAGGATGTAGCACAACGATTTGATGCTGATTTCGTGCTCTTTACGGGCGAATTATCTGCACTGTTTAACGCGCTGGTGGAGGCCATTGGCGGTGAAGCAGAACGATAATAACCGACCGCTTGTTGTGAGTCTTTGTGATTTTACGGGGGCAATGGTTGCCCCCTGGCTGGAATACGGTGTCGATGCCGCTATCGTCGATCCACAGCACTTATCGACCAGTGACGAGCGGATGCAATCAGGTGCCGTTCTGACGCGTATTAGTGCGATCATCGATAGCGATGAAGTATACGCTTTTCTCCGTAAGAATTTGCAGCGCATCGTGTTTCTGGCCGGGTTCCCACCGTGTACTGACCTGGCTGTTTCCGGCGCGCGCTGGTTTTCGGACAAGGCTAATAAAGATCCGGTTTTCCAGTTCAAAGCAATGCAGGTTGTCTGGCAGTGTTATGACATTGCAAAGATGATCGGTTGTCCGTACATGATTGAAAATCCGGTCAGCAAAATATCGACATTCTGGCGTAAGCCAGATCACATCTTTCACCCTTACTTCTTCACTGCATATTGTCAGGAAGATAACTACACCAAAAAAACATGCCTCTGGAGCGGCCAGGGCTTTGTCATGCCTGATGCCCTAATGGACGAATCATTAGGCAAGCCAGATAACAGAATCCATGCCGCGCCACCAGGGCCTGACAGGGCTAATTTTCGAAGTGCTACTCCACATGGATTCGCAAAGGCAGTTTTCGAAGCGAATAAGGGGGTGCTCTATGAGTAAATCTATAGCAAGCATAGCCATAGAAAAACAGGATACGATGGCTGAAATTAGCTATATGCGCACCATTCGGACTCCGGATGAATATGAGCGTCCGATATTCAAATGGGTAGGTGGTAAATTCTCAGAATTGCCTACAGTGCTTGAGCATCTACCACACGGTAAGCGGTTAATAGAACCATTCGTTGGTGGCGGTTCCGTATTTACGAATGCAGGATTTCGCCACAACCTGCTTAATGATATTAACGGTGACCTGATTAACTTCTATCAGACATTGCAGCGAGAAGGACATTCGCTCGTCACGCTGTCATATAGTTTTTTCAAAAATTACAACAACGCTGACGCTTACCTCGAAGTGCGTGAGGCATTTAACAGAGGAAAATATGACCAGCTACATCATGCTGCCGCATTTTTGTACCTTAATCGTCACTGTTTTAATGGCGTAACGCGGTACAACCAAAATGGCGAGTTCAACGTGGGGTATGGCAAATACAAAGCGCCCTACTTCCCACATGCAGAGATGGAGGCATTTTTGGCTGATGACGTACTCAAAAACACTTCCTTTGTATCAGGAGACTTTGCTAGCGTCATCGAGGCGGCTGGTGAAGACGATGTGATTTTTTGTGATCCGCCGTATGAACCGCTTCCGGATACAGAGGGATTTACCAGCTATTCAGGAAATAGCTTCCGTTTCGATGAACAAAAACGGCTTGTATCACTGTTGGTGGATGCCCACCAGCGCGGCGCTAAGGTAGTGATAACAAATAGTGGTGCTCCAAACATCCGTGAGCTATATGAAGGAAACGGGTTTAAAGTACATCATATGGCAGCCAGACGGTCGGTTTCCTGCAAGGCGTCAACACGTGTAGTTGCTAACGATATAATTGCAATAATGAAGTAAAAAACGCCGCAGTAGCGGCGTTTACTTTTTCATGTGGCGAAATACCTATTAACCTAACTTCGCCCAGGTATCACGCAGCCCAACGGTGCGGTTAAATACCGGTTTTTCCGCCGTAGAATGGCGGCTGTCGAGGCAGAAATAACCTTCACGCTCAAACTGGAATGCTTTACCCGCTACCGCTTCTTTCAGCGACGGTTCAGCAAAGCCTTGTTTGATCACCAGCGATTCCGGGTTAATCACCGACAGGAAATCATCCGCAGCAC